CACTTCCTGCGAATCCGAACATGAGATTCAAGCTCACAACATCGTTTCGGTAGGCAGGTGATCCCGTAGAGCTTTGCTGCTTGAATCGAGGTAATCGACTTACCTGATAACAGGTGCTTGGTAAGGTCTGCAAGTTGGCTACTCATTGATTTCTCCCAGTTGGGTTTGGAATTCCCAATAATCCACATCTCTAGCCGCGTCGTTCCTTGCCTTCCTCCAGTAAGGAGAACCCGTTACCCTGAAGAATTCTCGGCAAATAGCGTAGTTGTAACGAGCGAACCAAAGAAAGTAGCGATTAATCATTATTTCACCCAATCTAAAATAGCAAGTAGAAGTGCTATCAGAGGATAGACAATCATCTTAGGTCTGACGGTCAATCCACATCCTGACATAGGCTGATACTTCATCTGACGTAAGGCCAAAGTTATCCTGTACGGCCAGTAACGTATCGAGTGCAGGTTCATCTTTCAGCCCCTCAAGATAACTCAGGATTTCTTCATCGCGCATTGCGTTCAGAGTATCGGCAGAGTCGTACAGATCATCCGAATACTTCTGGTCAAGATGTTTAGTCAATTCCTTGTCCCTGATTCTGTCGTAATCCTGTTCCATGATGGCCTCCTGATTATTTGCGGCGGGAACGGGCAGACCGATTAACAGTGCCGTAGCCGTTGCCGTTGCCGTTGCCGTAGCCGTTGCCGTAGCCGTAGCCGTTGCCGTAGCCGTAGCCGTTGCCGTTGCCGTCGCCGTTGCCGTTGCCGTAGCCGTCGCCGTTGCCGTAGCCGTCGCCGTTGCCGTTGCCGTAGCCGTAGCCGTCGCCGTAGCCGTAGCCGTTGCCGTAGCCGTCGCCGTAGCCGTAGCCGTTGCCGTAGCCGACTGGCTTCATTACAGACCCCAATCTTCGGCTACCGGAACGCAGAAAATCTCTGCGCCTTCTGGAATTTCCACGTCACTGATTTTTCTCAGTGTCACTTTATTGCTTTTGGGATTGGCAATCATTCCATCGAACCCAATTGATTCCCATCGAAACACATGCACAGCACGAGAGATAAAGATACGACCATTCTCACGCTTCACGTCACCAGCGAAAATCCAGCCCCGATCAACAACCATCACGGCACGATTGCCAACAGGCGGGGGCGAAACAGAATCCTTTCGGACGTATTCAACTTCGTCAATCTTGATGGTTTCAGGCTTGCTCATTTATATCTCCAAAATAACTCCGGGGTAGCCTCCCGGTAGGCAGTAGTTTGACTACCAACAGAGCAGTGGCTTGCTCGACGCTCAACCGTCACAGCGGTCGGGTTGATCTTTACGGTGATTCCTGAGATATAGACCCCTATTCCGGTGGAGGTAGTCTGACTGTTCGTCTTAGGACAGTGCCGTATTACGGTTCCCATCTTATGGGATGTAAAGGGGCTTGTCAAGAACTATTTTAAGGTCTATCATTAGCCCATGAACAATCACAATCAAAGACTCTACCGTGCTGCACGCAAGCGCAGGAAGTATGTTCTCAAGCTCGCGGAGACAATGACGCACGAAGCGATTGGACGGCAGTTAGGGATAACCAAACAGCGTGTTGGGCAAATAATCAAACGGGCCAAAGAAAATGGGCAGGAAGCCAGTAGAGATAATTGACGGCATGAAAAAATGCCCGCATTGTCAATGCGAATTGCCTGTTGAGATGTTTGAAAAAAACAAACACACATCATCAGGCTTGATGAGTTGGTGTATAGATTGTAAACGCGCAGCCAAATCAATTAGCGGGCAGCCACGTGGATATGGGAGTTTGCTAAGAAATACTCTTTTAGGGAAAGAGGCGAAACGCAATCGCACAAAAGCAGCGGCGAGACAATCAAGAATAAAAGAGCTTGGGATTGATTTGGTAGAAGTTTTGGAGTCATTGGATGATTACTGACCAACGCGCCGAAGCTGCGGTGATGTTCATTCGCAAACAGGCAGAGAACTACGCCAAGGCCAAGGCACAGCGTCTATATCTTGACGAATTCAAGAAATCTAAACGCGCCATTCTTATGCAACAGGCCGAACGCTCAGGGCATACAACCAGCGCAGCGCAAGAACGCGAAGCCTACGCTAACCCTGAGTATGCCGACCTACTAGAAGGCTTGAGAGTGGCCGTAGAGACAGAAGAAAGAATCAGGTGGGAGATGGTATCTGCTGAACTGACCGTTGATGTATGGCGGACACAGGAAAGCTCTAAGAGAATGACAGACAGGAGCGCAAGATGATCCATGAAGATGGTTCCTGCATCCGCATCCTGACGCCACAAGAGACAGCCAGGATAATGATAGGACTGATCTGGCATGAGAGACACCGACCTACTGCAAAACGAACCATCAAGCATTACTTAACAGTTGCCCGTGGCTAAAGACTGGCACTCAATCCAAGGCTTCTTTATCCGCTATCTGAACGTGAAGGTCACCGGCGCGCAGCGCCACGAAAGGACAACGAAGCCATGAACGAACAGACACAGACACCCTCAACGACGCCCACTGGCGCAGCGTCCGTGTTGACCGTGGAGTTAGAAGTCAACATTGCAAAGGCGATTGATGCCTGGCTAAAAGACCCATGGAAGTACGCAGAGGAACACCGTAGAGGAATAAGCGATGTAGCGTGGGCGCAAATGCAACCTCATGAGCAAAACTTTTTCATTGGTGATGTGGTTGAGTTCAAGGTTGGCGGATTTGGGGTTATTGACGGCGTGGGAGGTGGTGAGAATGGATGGCCGCCGTCATACTCGACAAAAGAGATAGAAGGATTCCAGGATCGGAATGACTCAAAGAGAGCATGGCATTACGAGGGAGACTTCAAGGAGCTTATCTCTCCATCCGGACTGCGATCGCTGATGACTTCTAACGTAGATTAGACATCAAATAATTAACAGAGTATTTAATTATGCCAACTAAAGACTGGCGCTCAATCTCAGGATTTCTAGCCCGCTATCTATCTATGGATATCCCTGTGGATGACTCTGTGGATAAAGCGATGATGCTGGCTAACTGGGTTATTTGTAGAGAGCCGGAGTTAGCTCCTTATGTGTTTCAGGTGATTCTTGAAGGGGATTGACATGGATGTTAATCATGGGATAATTCATTTGCCGGGACAGTGGGTAGCTCCCATTTTCCTGACCCTTACGGGAATTACCGGCAACCTTTCCTAGCCTTAAGGGGGCAAAATTGCACCACTATCCATTCCACATTGGGGACTACGCCAGAGAAACGGCGCACTTGGAACCCCTAGAAGATTTGGCATACCGCCGACTTCTTGATCTGTATTACTCAACAGAACAGCCTATTTCCTTAGAAACCCAGATGGTTTCTAGGAAGATCAGAATGGAAACCCAAGTGGTTATTGTGGTTTTAAAAGAGTTCTTCAAAGAGACCGAAAAAGGGTGGGTTCACACCCGTTGTCAGTACGAAATTAACAACTATCACGCCATAGTTGAAAGGAATAGACTCAACGGAAAGCTAGGTGGGAGGCCAAAGAAAACCCAGTCGGATAATTCTGGGAACCCAGACGTAACCCAAACAAAAGCCAACCAAGAACCAAGAACCTATAACCAAGAACCTATAACCAAAGAAAACCTATCGGTCGGCAGGCCTCCCTTGGGTGAAGGATTTGAGACATTTTGGAAAGCCTACCCAAAGAAGGTCGGCAAGGGTGCTGCTGAGAAGGCATGGTTGAAGGCTAGGGTGAATGGGGAGTTGAGGAATGTGCTTGAGGCTGTAGGGCGTCAGGCAAAATCGGAGCAGTGGCTTAAAGACGGTGGTCAGTTCATTCCAAATCCTGCGACATGGATCGGGCAAAAGCGATGGCTTGACGGTGAATCCGTGGAGATAGCCACACATGCTCCGGTGAAGTTATGCTGTGAGTGCCATAAAAACCCTGTGAGCGTTAATACCCGAGGAGGAATATGTCATGTTTGCCTCTGAACCGAACCGAGAATGGGCAAGGAAAATCATTGAGCGCTGGGATCGTGGAGAATTCCCAACAGAATGGCACCATCCCTACAGACTCGCTTGTAAAGCCCTGGGAGTAGAACCCAAGCCCCATCCTGAAAGTATCAGGAAAGAGAAGTACAGAGCTTACAAGGATGACTGACACCGAGAAAATAAACGAAGCCCTCCACTACTTCAACCTACTACAGACAGACGAATCAAAATGTCAGCTATTCATTTATCTGAAAAAGCAGAAAGACAAGGTAAGCCGGGAAGTTTTGAAGTTGATAATGGAAAGGTGGTTAAAGGAATGAGTAACGTGGAGTTCAGCGGGCCGAAACAGCGCAGCTGTTGAGGTTCCGCTGGAACGTAGGGTTAGAAATATCATTTTCGTGACGCCACGAAATAGATCAGGAGATAGCGGTGTTTACAGAAAAGCAACTGGATCTGATAAAGCGAGCAAAAGCTCTACGGTATGGTTATCAAAGTTTTGCTATGATCGTCGAGGCTCAAGGGTGGTGTTCTCCGAAGCAAGAAGACACGCTGCGCAAACTGATTAATGATGGCACGTACAGAATGAACAACTGGAGGAAATCGTCTAACGCAGGAAAGAAGAAGTTTGCGTACAAGCACGATATTTCAGACTGCGAAGCGATGAGTTTCGGAGAGTATTTCTAACCCAAACATAAGCGGCGGAACGTCCGCTTGATAAATAAGTTATGATCTGTCCGAAATGCTCCGGAGAAATGAAACCATCCAAGGCGCTTGCACAGACATGGACCGGAACCCCTGAGTGGCCTGACGCAAAGGTTGTTACCCTGTCTCCAGGTGGTCCCGGAAGGCTGATTGACTGTCTCAAGTGCGAGAAATGCGGGCATAGTGTGAGCAATGGAAAAGAAACTCCGTAAAAAGCGTTGCCCCTGCGGACAGTATTTCCAGCCCAAGAATAGCTTTCATGTAGCTTGCTGTCTTGAAGGTAGTCTAAAACGTCTGGAGCAAAAGAAGGCACATGACGCGAAAAGGGAAAGAAAGCAGACGCGAGAGCAAATTCTTAACCTAAAGCCATTATCCTACTGGTACAAAAGGGTAGAAAAGCAGTTGCATCCTTGGATCAGGCTTAGAGACGAAGAGCAGCCGTGTATATCCTGTGGTACATGGGACACACCTGAATGGCACGCGGGCCATTTTATCCCAGTCGGTCGATCTTCCTATCTACGGTTTGACCCTGACAATATCCACAAACAATGTCAGCAATGCAATATCCACAAAGGTGGGAACCAAACGCAATATGAGATAAGACTGGCTGTAAAGATAGGCCCGGAAGCCGTGGAGAGGTTAAAGACGGCTTCCAGGTCAAGAGATTGGACTAGAGAGGAACTGGAAGCCTTGGAGAAGGATTACAAGGTGAAATTGAAGAACCTTCTGACTGCCTCCGGTCCTAACAGCCAATAAAGCGCGGTAGGTAGATCAAGGCCGGCTTTCTTGCATCGGGTAATAGCTGCTTTCAGTCCGATGGTCTGTAGAGTGTTGCGGATTTGTCTGTGGGTAATCATTTCGTAACCTCCATTTCACAAACCCAGATTGTTGTATTCGTCTCCCTGGCACCGAACTGATCTTTATAGGGCTTCCATTCCCGACCAACCTCATGCTTTGGTCTGGAGAATGAGGCAGCAAAATACCTGTCTCCCACTGAATAAACAGACGGGTTTGCATATCGTTGGTAACGTGATTTCCTGATATCCGTAACGTCCAGATTCAGGGATTCGGCAATCATGGTAGCGGCTTGTTTCACGATTCCCCCTCCTGCACTGAGTTGATTTCGATAGCCGGGCCAGATGAAGAATTGGCCTGTTCTGCCTTCCATTCCTTGTAGAGCCTTGATTTATACATCGTTGGCCTTTCAATCCCTGCCTTTACAGCAGCCTGATGAGGAACCATCCCTTTACGGATGTACTGCATACACTTGACCATTTGATAAGACGGTTTAGCACCCATGTGATTCTCCTTAAATAAGACCGCGTAAACGTGCGGCACGTCCTGCAAACCATCCCTTTCGGTAATCGAGGTTATCCCAGTGGTCAGGGTCTGAGCCGTGAATCCCATCCAAAAAGCCGTCGATACGATGGGGGTTCATTCCATTTCACCTTTTGCCCATGCTTGCATGTATTCGTCATGGGTAAGCCCCTTGAAACCATTAGAGCGAATGTGTTTAACCACGCCTTCTGATGAAGGCTCGCCTCCGTCAAGAATCGAGTCAATAGTAGCGGGCGCGGCATCTTTACTGAATCCGGCTCTTTCGGCAATGGCGGTATCTTCGAGGACATATAGATATGAGCTAATGAGCTTATACACATCCACCCCACGATAAGAGAATATCGGCTCGTTTTTGATGGTATAGGTATTGACAGAAGATGGGCTATCTTTACGAAACCACGGATTTTTGACCGAACGCGGCACATTGGAGACTACAGAGCCGGATGATGATGTATTCATGCTGTCACCTCGTTAAATGATTGAGCAACGCTCAGGCTGTTATGGTTACGATAGGCTTGCCATGCGCCGATTGATGGAGCCCAGCGGAAACCGTTAGACTTGAGGCGTGACCGCACATCCTCGTCGGGCTTGCCATCAAAAAACAATCTGATTCTGTTATCGGCTGGGCAATCTTCCACGCGCAAGCCTTTGCGCTCAATAACCTTGTCTGGTGTAGCCTTGGCTTTTGAGAGATGTTCAATCCGGCCCTTGATGCGGCGTATATTGGCGTTATTGTTCGTCATCGTAAAGCCCTGATAGCCTTGGCCGTAGCAGGCCATATGCGCCGGAATAATGACCAGCTTGCGGGCGTTGTCTTCGGTCATGCCAAGATTAATCAGGGCAGCTATCTGCGCATCATGTCCGGCTTCTTTGTTGGTCCTGATAGCAGCATTCGCCGCTTTCATGTGTGCTTGGCGCGTTTCCAGAGATTCAAGCTCGGCCTGTAGGCGTTCTAGTGCATTCGTGTCGCCTGACATGATCGGGCGAAGGTCTGGGCGTAGATTGCGGATTGCCGCCTTTAATCCACGCTCGTAAAAGTCGAGCATTTCATTTAAGCGCCGATGCGCAATATCATTGCGCTTTTGTGCGCGGCGAACTGGGAAATTAGCTGGGCCGGTGATAAACGAGGATATGCAACGGCTTGAGCTGTGCAAATACGCCTTGTAGCGGTTGGCATATCCAGTGCGGAAGCGGGCGAATTCGTCCTCAAGCTGGTCAAGCGTGCCGCCCTTGGTGGCGTTAGCTTGAAGTTTCGCATAAGCTGATTCCATTGCTTGCGCATACTCGGTGCGTGCGGATTCTCCCCGGCGCTCTGGCGACATGCTGACACCGTTGAAAGCAGAGACGGAGAGAGACAACGGTATATCATCAATAAAGGCCGTGCTTTGAAAGGTTGAACTCGGCACATTGGAGACTACAGAGTCGTTGCCAGATGAAGAATTAAGCATTGTGAACCTCCTTAAATACGGTCTAAAGGCAGACCGAGAGCCTTACATTGAGAGATATAAATTGATGCACTTGCGCAAATGTTTGACGGTAATATCGAGGTTCCGACTTAAAGCCTGCAAGCCAGTTACTGACGGAGAGAAAGCGTATCCATTGAGGAAAACGTATTGCTGCCAGTAGTCGCGTCCCTCGCATGCTAGTTTTGTCTCTTCGAGAGTCATTTTCATTTTCCTATCAGGTTTAACCACACACTCCTGCCAGACTCTAGGGAATCCTGCAGGGTTTGAGGTCAGATTACAAAATCGGACCGGATCGGCGGTGAATCCATACATTGCAACGCCCTCCGAAGCGCTGAGTATGTAGGGATTATTGATAGTTGAATTCAAAGCCGTGCAATGCGGCCCTTACTTGCGGATACATAGGGTGTCCTTCGGATAAATAGCACACGTTAAATTTGGCTTTATCCTCATGCGAGGACAGGATCACATCCACGATCAATGGGCGGCTAGAGTATTCGCGGCAAACAACGTGCATTGCAAGGGTTCCGACAGGGTATGTATCAATCCCCCATCTACGCGCAATCCGTTTAGCTTTTTTCATGGCCGGATGTAGTTTCATATTCGCTACTCCTGTTGTGTTGTGTTGATGTCTGAATAATAGTATGTCGTTACGGCACTGTCAATAGAATATCATGTGATGTAGATCACAAAACTGAAAATAATCAGGGTAAATTGGGCTTATGCGCTTGGCACGGTATTTTCCAAGCGTTTCGGCCAAATAAGAAAACATGCCTTTTGACAATAGAATCAATACGTCCCATACTACAAACTCGATAGGCTTAATCTATTGAGGCAACCATATGTCGCTGACTAAATCAACAAGCACGAACGCGCTTGCCAAGAACATAAAAGCAGAGATAAAAGCCGGAAAACCTGCGAACCAAGCCGCAGCAATCGCCTATTCAGCGAAGCGCCAAGCAAGTAAAGCCAAAGGTAAGAAATAATCAAATGGCCGCTCGACTCCGAAAGAATCACCAAGATGACGTAAGAGCGAAGATCAAGGTGAGCCATTTAGTGACCCGGCTGACAAAGTACGCAAACGGCGAACTCACAGATGATGAAATCAGTCCAAATAGACTTAATGCAATCAAGCTCTTACTAGGAAAGGCATTGCCAGACCTCTCAAGTGTCCAGTTAACAGGCGACCCAAACGCACCCATTGCTTATACAGAGGTAGTCCGAAAGGTCGTCAAATGACCTCTCTTGTCATCGAGACCGCTGAAGTATTTGAGCCACTTCTGTACCCGTCTCGATACAAGGGAGCGAAGGGTGGCCGTGGTTCAGGGAAGTCTCATTTCTTTGGCGACTTGTGGCTTGACGAGAACGTGAGGCTCAAACTTGATTGTGTGTGTCTCAGAGAAATCCTCAAGTCCCTCGAATTCTCCGTCAAGAAGCTATTGGAAGCGAAGATAGAAACCCACAACGCTGGGGACTACTTCGAAGTCCAGGATAAACGAATCCTGACTAAGCAAGGCGGAACAACGATATTCCAGGGGATGCAGAACCACACGGCGGAGTCGATCAAGTCTCTAGAGGGCTTTGACAGGGCGTGGTTTGCAGAAGCCCAGAACGCCAGTCAATTCAGCCTTGACATTCTTCGTCCTACCATCCGCAAACAGGGTTCCGAGATGTGGTTTGACTGGAACCCACGTAAGTCAACAGACCCTATTGACTCTCTATTGGTTGGGGAAAATCCCCCGCCTGACGCGATAGTCGTAACAGCAAACTATACGGACAATCCCTGGCTTCCGGATGTGCTGAAGGCGGAACTAGAGTATGACCGTCAGCGTGATCCTGACAAGTTTAGACACATCTGGATGGGCGAATATCAGAGCTTCAGTCAATCGCGAGTGTTCAAGAACTGGTTAGTAGAAGAGTTTGACCGTCCTCCAGGGACCATATTCAGGCTTGGTGCTGATTGGGGTTTCTCTGTTGATCCTAGTGTTTTGGTGCGGGCTTCAATCGACGGTAAGCGACTGTACGTCGATTATGAGGCGTACATGATCGGATGCGAGATAACGCAGCTTCCTGACCTGTTTGACCGTGTCCCCGAGTCTAGTGACTGGTTCTGTAGAGCCGACTCTGCTAGGCCGGAAACAATAAGCTACATGCAGAAAAATGGCTATCCAAAGATGCAAGCTGCACAGAAGGGGGCTGGATCAATAGCAGAGGGGATCGCATTCCTGCAATCGTTCGATATCGTTGTGCATCCCCGCTGCAAGCATCTGATAGACGAGCTAGAGACCTACAGCTACAAGAGAGACCCATTAACTGAGGAAATACTACCGATCCTTGAAGACAAGAACAACCACGTTATAGACGCACTTCGTTATGCATGTGAGGGAGCGAGAAAAGCGAAGCCCGCAAGGGAGCGAAAGGTAGTCATTCCCCCGCCTAGGTACATTGATGGCCGTAACTCAGCCAGTTGGATGGGAGCCTAATGACTAGGATTTCCCACTTTCAGGCTAATCAGTCACCCAAAACGCGGGGTTATATCCAAGAAAATGGGACGGTCTCCCACTTTGGGTCTAAAATCCCCCGTAATTTGGGACAGGCTATGCAGCACCTTGAATCTATCGGGTACTT